GCCAATTTAACAGTTAGTTTTGTTTGCCGGGGCCAACGAATGCCTAGCAGGGCTCAAAAGCGAAAACGAAGCGATGCCCGCAAGCATGGCACGGAAGCCGCCAAGATGCGGGATGGAGGGACCGCGCTTTTGCGGGATCTAAACCACCCATCGGCAGACACATCGCTGATCGTCAAAGCGGTGGAAAAACGTTTCCCTATCACCCAAGCAATTGCGAAAAAATTGGTGCGACGGTTGGCGGAAGTCGTCGAGAAAAAGACTGTTCCGGTGGCAACGAAAGACGGTGTTTTTGATTGCGAGGCGACGGCAGACAAAAACGCGATTGCAGCCGGGAACGCACTTCGAGCAATGGCGGCGATGAACCAACGGGATGAGCTGGAAGCAATTCGCAGGAGTGGACCGCAGAAGCCTCAACCACAAACGACAATCAACGTCGGGGTGAATGTTGACAATCGAACTGACGAGCGAAGAAATCTCACACTTGCTATCGCTGAGCGAGTCAGAGCAGGAAGAGTTCTGGTCAGCGATTCCGCAAAGTGATTTTGACAGCGTTATCTCTCAGATTGCTCAAGCAGGAAACGGGGCATCTGGGGCCGATTACGCTGCCGCAAGATCCGCAAAAAACGCCGAAGTCATCAACGCCAAGACCGCAGCGTCTCAGGAAATCGGGCCGCTGCACGATGTGGCAGATCCACAACGCCGGGAACGATGTGCAGCCAATAACCTGCTGTTTGCCGAAACCTACTTCAAGCCAACGTTTTATTTGCCGTGGGCACCATACCAGAGAAGCATGATGGATCGATTCCAAGACGCGGTGCTGAACGGTGGCAAAGAGTGCCACGCCGTTCGTCGCGGTGGCTTGAAATCGACCTGTGCCCGTGTCTCGACAATCTGGAGCGTGGTAAACGGGCATCTCAGGTTTCCTGTGCTTGTCGGTGCAACGGATGACAAGGCGAATGAGCATCGAGAAAACTTCTTCGCGTTGCTCGCATCGTCGGCGATGTTGCTGGATGACTACCCTGAACTGATGCCGCTGTTGCTAAAGTGGCGACAACCGAAACGACAATTCAGGCTTGATGGTCGATTGCTGACACTGTCACACAAAGACGAACGCGGACGAATCGTTTTTCCGGACATTCACAACGCTCCCAGTTCTCAGGCTCATGTTGCCCCGTACTCAGTGAACGCAACGGACGTTTCCGGGCTGTCGTTTGTCGATCGGTTTGGCGTTACGGTTCGTCCGGACGGAATCTTCTACGATGACGTGCAAACGCCACAGACGGCCAAATCGCCGACGATGACGGAAGAACTCGAGGAAAGAATCACAAAGACGTTCGGCGGACTGAAGGGGCTCGGACAACGGATGTCTGAAGTGATGGTTTGCACTGTCAGAGATCACGACGACCTGACTGAGCGTTTTCTATCTCGTGAAAAACACCCAGACTGGAACGGCAAGCGGTATGCGTCAATCCTAAAAATGCCGACGCGAATGGATCTGTGGGACTCCTACGCGGCCAAACTGGGGCAGGGAGCAACGCCAGCAGAGGGGAAAGCATTGTCGCAGGCGTTCTATGTCCAGAATCGCCAGGCGATGGATGAAGGGGCCGAAGTTGCGTGGGAGCATGACAAGCTTCCAAATGAGCTTTCGGCTCTTCAATCCCTGATGACTGTCCGAGCTATCGACCCTGAATTCTTCCGCAAAGAGATTCAGCAGCAGGGCGAAGTTCCGGTAAACACGAGCGGGCTAAAGATCGAAGCACAGGCGTTAATGGCTAGGGTGTCTGGAAATGTTCGCGGCACAGTTCCGGACGAATTCAGCTATTTGACTGCGTTCATTGACTCATCGGATCAAGTGTTGTGGGGAATGGTGCTGGCAGTTCGGCAGGACTTCAGCGGGTGCGTCGTCGATTATCGCACCTGGCCGGATCAGGGCAGGCCGGTGTTTTACAAGTCGGATCTGGTCAACACGATCTCGCAGCAACTTTCGGGCAAATCGTGGGAGGAAGCTTTTGTTCATGCACACAACCAGTTCGAGGCGGAACCGTTTGAGGACTTCCCGGAAATCGACGTGATGCTGAAGGACTGGAGCGACGGCGGGCAGATGCCGCTGATTCGATCGCAAATCATGGCCAGCAAAGACAAGTCGAGGTTGCGGCCGTCGAAGGGGTTTGCCATCGCTGCCGGCCGAAAGCCAATTCATCTCTGGGGGGATCCAGTCCGCGACAAGGCCGGAACAGGATGGACCGAGCGGCGCGGCGATACGCCGACGCACGTCCAGTTCGATGCGAACCTCATGAAATCATTTGCCGCCCGTCGACTGCTCACAACGATCGGTGCTCCCTCGGCAATCGTGCTTCCGGGCGTCGAAGAAAGATCGAATCGACTGTTGGCCGAACACTTCACGGCTGAGACACCCAAGGAAAAGGCGATCGACGGAGCAAAGTCGATTGTTTGGGCTCAGAACGTCGGACGAGATAATGACTGGTGGGATACCTTTGTCGGGTGTCTCGTGGGTGCCTCTTTGATGGGATGCAAGCTGAATGGCGATACTGGAACAAAGAAGGAAGTCAGGACATTCGCTCTACCAGGAGGGGTGCGACGTGGGTGAGCACAGGACGTTCCAACTTCCGGGCGGTGGACTGAAGTGTGATTCGTGTGGCCATGAATTACCGAGCGTGGCACATACTCGAAAAACGCCGGGGCTGATCGTTCGAGAGAGGCGTTGTCCGGATTGCGGCGAGTTAAACAAGACCGTCGAGAGGGTTGTTACTGGGCACGGAAAGGGAAAGTTTACGGATCAATGTGAGTGAATGGCACTAATGCCACACAGACTATCGACAACGCATAACAACTGATCGACACTAGCCAACGTCAAACCATAACTAGGTTTCACGAAGGTTCACAAGTGTCAGCGATCGAAGATCAACTAGCCGCAGAAGCGTTGAAGGCACAGACCGTCAGCAATGATGGCGTGACCGTCTCACGTCGTTCGCTCACGGAGTTGATGGAGTACGAAAAGCATCTAGCCGCAAAAGCCGCAACTGCCAACATGGGGGCAACGGTTCGCGGGATGTTTTCCAAGATCGTCGCTCCGGGGGGCCACTAATCATGTGGCCATTCAAGAGCAAAAAGCATCCGCCAATTCAGGTCAACGCAAAGTTCGACTTAGCACAGACCACATCTGACAATCGCCGCCACTGGGCATCAGCAGACGGGCTTTCCGCACGGGCCGCCATTTCGCCAGCCGTTCGCCGAGTCGTTAGAATTCGCTCACGCTATGAGGCCGAAAACAACTCATGGTACGCTGGGATTCTTCGCACTGCTGTGAATCACATCGTTGGCAATGGGCTACGATTGCAGATGCTTACCGACAACCCGGAAGCAAATTCACGGATTGAAAAGGCGTGGCGGATTTGGGCACAGAAAGTTGACTTTGCTGACACTCTCCGAACTGCCGTCGAGGCATACTGGCGAGATGGTGAAGTGTTCATGATGCGGGCCGATCGCCCACAGTTGCACCCTAGCCCGACGCTTGATGTCCGTTTGTTCGAAGCCGATCAGGTCGCAAATCCTTGGATCGGTGCCGTCTATAACGACGCATTCATTGACGATGGCATCAGGTTCGACCGATCGACGAACGAACTGCAGGTTTACGTTTACGATCACCATCCCGGCTCAAACGTGCCGCTGTCAACGATGTCCGGTGATTGGTATTCGTCGAAAGAGGTTTTACATCTGTTTCGGGCTGATCGTCCTGGGCAAACCCGAGGCATCCCCCGCGCGACGCCAGCACTTCAAACGTTGCCAATCATGCGACGGCAGGAACTTGCAACGCTGTACTCTGCTGAGACAGCAGCAAATTTTGCCATGTACCTGAAGAGCAATTCCCCGTCTCTGGATCCATCAGCGAGCCCTGCAGACTTTGCTGAAATCGAACTAACGCGAAACATGCTGACGACTCTTCCGGCAGGCTGGGAGATTGGGCAGGTTGAGCCAAAACAGCCGGGGCCACTGTACGAGATGTTCCAGCGGCAAGCCCTGCAGAGCTTCAGCCGTTGCACCAATATGCCGTACACGCTCGCAGCAGGCACTGGCAAAGACGCGAACTTCTCCAGCTTCAAAGGCGACATGAAAAATGTGTGGGAGCCTGAAGTGCAGTGCGAGCAAAGCCGCACGGAATGGAGCATCGTCGCCCCTGTCTTTCAGTGGTTCCTTGAATCAGCGATCTACGTTCCGGGGTTACTCGATGGACTCCCGTCAATCAATGCGATTGATCACAGATGGCATTGGCAGCCACTCCCTGAACTTGATGCAGTTGATTCAGCGAATGCAGCAACGATTCGGCTGAGTTCAGGTCTGAGCACGCTAACGGCAGAACATGCACGACGCGGGCAAGACTGGGACAGCGAATCAATGCGAGCCGCTGCAGATTTCGGCGTCCCGGTTGAAGTCTACAAGCAGGCTGTTTTCGCAAAGATGTTCGGCCTGACTCCTAGTGCTTCGATGCCGGGGCAGCAGCCACAGCAGGCCGCAGCAGCATTGCCGCAGGGTGAGTACACAACGATCGGCCAAAGAGCGTTTACCAACAATCAAAAGCGAATTAAGTCTGCTCTGGATCAGTTCACGGCGGGTGATATGTCGCAGGTGATGACCGAGCAAACGCTGGCATCTATCGGGCTGGCTCCTGATCGCATCGCGGCACTGATTGCAGACGCAATAGATGGCGGCGTTCAGGATCAGACGGTTCAGGAGGTGGCAGTATGAAGCCAGTAAACATCACGGCATTTCTTCGCCTAAAAGCCAACGGAGCAGGTAAGCCAAAACGGTTTTCAATTCTCGCCTACTCAGGCGGATTGCTTCCGGTTGATGGCTTTCCGCATCCGGTTGTGGTCGACCTGTCGGGGCTAGAAATTCCCAGCTCAATTCCAATTCTGATCGATCATGAAAAGTCAGTTGAGGCGACTCTTGGTGCCACAGACAACATCCACAACGACGGCACGAAGCTCACAATGGCCGGAGTCGTGACTGGTCAATCAGCAAAATCACAACAAGTCCTCGCACAAGCCGCAGCCGGTCACACATGGCAGGCGTCGATCGGTGCAATGGTTATTGAATCGGTAGATGTTCCAGCGGGTCAAACCGCAACGGCAAACGGCCAGACCTTCACGGGTCCGGTTGTTATTGCACGGCGTTCCGTGCTTCGTGAAACGTCGGTTCTCCCAATGGGGGCGGATTCGACAACTTCGGTGAATCTGGCGGCATCCGCTCGCCGGTTTTTGAAAGGATCGGCAGCTATGTCGTTCGAAGATTATGTAAAGAGCTTGGGGCTTGATGCCGCCACGCTCACGCCAGAAGCTGCCGCTGCTCTGCAGATCGGCTTTTCGGCAATTTCTCCACCCGTTGCGGCTGCTCCGGCAGTGGCAACTCCAGGGGCACCAGTCAGCACGCCAACGGCTGCTGCGGGGGCTGTATTGGACCTGCAGGCGTCTCTGTCTGAGGGCCGAAAGATGATTGCGGCACAGTTCCGCAAGTCGCATGAAATCCAGATCAAGGCCGCTGGCTTTCCTGACATTATTGCCACGGCAATCGATCAGGATTGGAGCATCGACAAGGTCGAACTGGAAGTCATGAAGAAGAAGGAGCTGACCGCACGGACACGACCAACGTCGTTCAATGCGTCGCAGGGATCCGCTGAAAATCTGCCGATGGTTATTGAAGCGGCTGTCTGCATGACACGCGGCATTAAAGACACGGAAAAGCAGTTCGACGAAAAGATCCTGCAGGCCGCTCACTCTCAGTTTCGTCGTGGTGTCGGTCTTCAACAGGTGTTCATGATGGCAGCCGCTGCAAACGGCATGTATCTGGCTCCAGGCACTCGAGTCAACGCTGGCAACATTCGCGAAGTTCTGCAATATGCTTGCAGCCCTCAGCAGATTCAGGCGGCATTCTCAACCGTGAGCCTCCCTGGCATTCTGTCCAACGTGGCTAATAAAGAAATTCTTCAAGGCTACATGGAAGAAGACACGGTTTGGCAGCAGATCGCAGCCACCAAGTCTGTCAGCGACTTCAAGACAGTCACAAGCTACCGAATGCTTGACGACATGACTTACGAAGAGCTTGGGCCCGGTGGAAAGATCAAGCACGGGAAGACAGGCGAAGAGTCATTCACTCGCTCGGCTGACACTTACGCGAAGATGTATTCGATCACTCGTCAGGACATCATTAACGATGACCTGTCAGCGTTCGATGATCTCCGCGCACGGTTGGGCCGGGGTTCCGCAATGAAGTTGAACGACCTGTTCTGGGCGACGTTCCTCGGAAATCTTGGAACGATCTTCACGAGCACTCGCACCAACTACATTACGGGTTCAACCACGAACCTAGGAACAGATGGTGTTGGCTTGGGCCTGGGTCAGAAAGCATGGCGTCAACGAACGTCCCCATCTGGCGACGGTGCCAAGCGAGTTGGCGGAACAGCCAAATTCTTGCTCGTGCCGCCAGAATTGGAAACGATTGCGGATGCTCTGTACGTGGGCCGCAACAACAGCAGCGTAAAGGTTTCCGACGTGAACACGTTCGCCGGAAAGTACAACCCAATCTGTGCGCCGCAGTTGTCTGATTCGTCAATCACGGGATACAGCACAACCGCTTGGTATCTGCTTGGTGACAAGTCAATGGGTGCCCCGATGGTTGTGTCCTTCCTGAACGGTCAGCAGACTCCAACTGTTGAGTCAGCAGACGCAGACTTCAACACGCTTGGTGTTCAATTCCGAGGTTATCACGACTTCGGCGTTGACCTTGGCGACGGGTACTTGAATGCCCTGATGAGCAAGGGCGCAGCGTAGTCACTCTGTGACGATGACGATATGAGCCTGCCGGGCGTTTCCGGCAGGCATCTTTGAACACAATCCGAATTGGAGTGAATACAGTGCCTCAAACGCCAGCATTAACTTATTCAGACGACGGGGCGATTGATTACACGCCATCGTCAGCAGTGACCGGGGGAGACGTTGTCGTGCTCAATGGAATCGTCGGCATCGCTATCGACGACATTGCAGCAAACGCAAAAGGATCGCTGCAAACGGAAGGAATCTACAAGCTTCCAAAAACGACCGCAGCAGTCGTTCGAGGGCTTCCGATTCACTGGGATCCGACTGGAAGCCCAGACAGCGGCACAGCATCAAGCGGTGCTGCCAATCAGCTCGGAGTCGGCACCTACGCTGGTTTGTGCGTCGAAGCATCAGCCAGTGGCGACGATTACGCAATCGTCGATTTGAACGTTCCAACAAACCTGTTCGCTGTCACCGCTGTAACAGCAGCTGGTTCAGTAATTGGCGATGCTGCTCAGCTGTCGCAGGGCATCAATGTTGTCACCGGAGCAGACGGAACAAAGGGCGTGATTCTGCCAACAGCAGTGCCTGGAATGCAGGTCATCGTCAAAGGTGTCACGGCTGGCATTCTAAAGGTGTGGCCAAAGACCGGAGCAACGATTAATGCTCTGTCTGCCAGTGCCGCACTAAGCATGACAACAGGCGCAATGCCTTTGACATTCGTCGCAACGTCAGCTACTCAGTGGTACACGCTTCCTTTGGTGGCCAGCTAAGTCATGAGTGATTTTGATGATGCCATCGGAGATATGACGGAAGACCTGCTCACGGAAGCGGGCGGGTCTTTCGTTTATCGTCGCGAATCGGTATCGACGACGATCACCCTAAACATGCAGAAGCAGCCATCAGAACTCATTGAGGTTGGTGGAATCCAAATCCAAATCCATCCAATCGACTTCAAAGGGCTGACATCGTCACTTCCTTATGATCCGCCAATGAAGGGCGACATCATTACAGGTGGCGGGAAACGATACGAAGTTCAGCCGACGACATCGGAAGTAGTGTATCGAAGGATCTCTCCAAAAATGACTCGTATTCATGCGAAGCAGATCGAATGAGCGATCCAGCATTGAGCCCACATCAAGATCTTGCCGAAAGATTGGCTGTCGCCATAGCTGACTGGGACAACGTTCCTGATGGGTGGTCTGTTGAGCGAGCATATGGAATCGAAAAGTTTTTTGGCAAATGGGAAGATTCGTTTTCTGGGCGAATTGTGACTGTCGTGTCGGGGGTTGAATCACAACGAATCGCGAACCTCAACCAAGATGACGTTACGTTATCCGTCGCATACCTGCGGAAGCTTGAAGCAACAGCTTCAACTGAAGCAATGGACCTAGCTGATCTGCAGTGTGATCAACTTAGAACATTCCTTCAGGGTTCAGACGTCAAAACAATTCGAATTCCAGACTGGAGCACCGCAGGGAATCGTGTAAACACGTCGCTGCCAACTCCATACTCTTCTGAAATGGCAACTACTGCCAGTCTGTTTGTGGCAATCATTCAAACGACTTATCGAGTCTTGAGGATGAATGCTACATGAGTGGCGTCGGATTCGATGGATTTAGGGTTCAGATATCGCGGTTTACAGACCGTAAAATCAATGACGTGCTCGGAAAACAACGACAATCGTTTTTCAATCGCGTCGGCGGCGCTATTCGCAAGACGGCTAAACGTAGTCTTAGACAGGCCCCGCAGAAAAAGACCAACGAGCTTACCGGCGAGGAACGGGTTCGTTTCAAACAACAACAACGAGCATTCAAGCGAGGCGCAAGAAATAGTAAGCCAAGGCGACCAGACAGGACTGCAAATCGCGGATCTGTTCCATTGCTGCACATTAAGAAAAGTCCGCTTCGGGAGCTGATTTTTTTCTATACGTCTAATGATAAAAGTTCGGTCGTTGTCGGGCCTTCTTCGTTCAAAGGAGGCGACCTGCTTCTTCTCGAGCAAAATTTTCCATTCATGGCTCCAGCCCTGATCAAAATCACTCCGTCAATTCCGTCACATCTGATTGCAGTCAAAGACACATAGGGAGAATTTGAAATGCCAGCAGCAACGCCCGGTGCCGTTTACGGCGATGATGCAAAACTGTACTACTCCGCGACACTTGGCGGATCTGGATCGCTCACCGTGATCGATTGCGTGATTGATGACACGATCAACCGCGAACGACGATCGAGCGAAGTCGTTTACCGCGGGGCGGACGAGGTCATGGAACACGTCGGCAAATGCAAGACAAGTATTTCCGGAAATTTCATGACGCTCGTTGGAACGCCAGGCGTTGCCTACCTCGTTTTGAAAGCCGCATTTCAGGCAAAAACCACGCTTCACTGGGCCGCCTCTACTGGAGACATCACCGACGTTGGGGCACAGGTGACACGTTTCGAGGGCAAGCTCAAGAGCTGGACCGAATCACGCCCAGACAATGGGAACGTGCAGGTTGCTTTCGAGATCGTGAAGACCCCAGACAGCAGCTACGCGACGACGCTGGCCGTGACCGCGTCATAGTGACGCACTGATGATCAACGCCGCAGTGCTTGCACTGCGGCTCTTTCCGTTTTTCGATGAAGGATAGAACAATGCCAGAACTTGGCGAGATCAACGAGGTCGAGGTTATCAAGTCGGACGGTACGAGAGCCGTCGTCAAGCTAATGACGATCGGCATTAAACGCGATTCGAAACCACCCGAGCAAGAACCACCAGCGACGCCGGCCCAACCTGAGTAGACCGGCCGAGAACGAGACCACACCGAACGCACTGAGGGCAAGCGATGCAAGCGACATGGATAGACAACACGGGGCACCCGCACCCGCTCAAGATCGACGGAGCGACGGCCAAACGTCTGCTCCGGGAGTGCGATATCAACCTCCTGACTTGTCTCGTCGACACGGGGCACATTCAAACGATTATCAAACGACTGGCGGAGCAGCCTGAGACGCTCATGGCCGCGTGCGCCTGTTGTGAGGGGATCGACGAGAAATCACAAGACAAGTATTTCAGCCTCTGGGACGGTGACGCATTCCAGACGGCCTCGGTCGCGTTGTTGGAGGCGATTGCCGATTTTTTCCCAGTCCGGCCCCGTCAGATCCTGACGACTCTCATTCGCAAGATGACGGAGGCCGCGGAACTGGTGGGAGGGCGAGCGCTGACGGCAGTCATGAAACAGATCGAGGAAACGGACTTTTCTTCGGCTCTCTCAAAATCTCTGACCCGTGGAAGTGGTGGAACTGGATCTGCGGCGTCGTCGGCTACGGGGCAGAAACGCTCTCCCTGAGAGAACTGATTTGGCGCTGGGAAGGGATCACGTACCACGGGTTCATGAATGCCGGCCATGTGGTCGCCGCGATCTACAACGCGAATCGAACGAAGGACAGTCACAAGGTCTGGAGCTGGATTGATGCACACCCGAGCCATCAGGAAACGAAACGCCGCGGAGCCAGCGGAAAACAAGTGATCGCTGCGGTCGCTGCAATGGGCTCTGGAGAATGGGAGTTTGCTCCCGGATACGACTGGTCTGTAATCATGGGAACCTAAAATGTCCAGCGGTGGAATCGAAGCGGCGAAAGCATTCGTGCGGGTCTATTGGGAAGACTCCGCAATTCGTCGTGGCATTGAAAATACGAAAGCCATGCTCGAGTCTACCGCCGCGAATATCGGCAAGATCGGAGCAGGAATGGCCGGAGCCGGTGCGACGATACTGGCACCGCTGACGGCCGCCGTGTTTCAGTTCGCCGGAGCGGGCGCAGCAATCGACGACATGAGCCAGAGAACTGGAGCCAGTGCTGAGGCGCTAAGCCAGTTAGCCTACGCCGCCGGCCAGTCCGGAACGGACATTGAAACGGTCGAAAAGAGTATGCGGAAGCTCGGGAAGACCGTCACCGAGGCTAAGGACGGAAGCAAAGGAGCCTCCGACGCTCTCAAGGCCGTTGGCCTCAGTGCTGCCGATCTGTCGACTATGACACCCGACGAGCAACTCCGGGCGGTCGCCGATGCACTTGCTGGAATATCAGACCCCGGAGAAAAGGCCGCTCGAGCGATGGACCTGCTCGGCAAATCGGGTGCGGACATGCTGCCTCTCATGAACGGCGGAGCAAAGGGAATCAGTGATCTCATGAGCGAGGCCGACGCGCTCGGTCTCACATTGTCCGGAGAACAGGCAGCGTCTGCGGCGGCGTTTGATGATATGTGGGACAAGCTCAAAAACACATTCGGCGCGGTCTCAATGCAGATTGGGGCAGCTCTCGCTCCAGCGATCACCGATCTCATGGGCCGCGTTGTTCCAGTCGTCGCGATGGTAGTTCAGTGGATTCGCGAAAACGGCGGACTGATCAAAGGCGTCGCAATGCTGGGCGTCGGTCTCGTCGTCGCTGGAGCCGCTCTGACGACCTTTGCCGGACTGCTCACCGGTATCGCCTTCGTTTTGGGTGCCATCATGAGCCCACTGGGGATCATGATCGGACTGGTCGCCGGTCTGGGCGTCGCGATCATCCAATACTTCGGCGGAGCGACCAACGCTCTCAACATGCTCAAGGACGCATTCCCCGGACTGCTGGCACCAATTCAGGAAGTGGGCGGGGCAATCCTGAAGTTCCTCAATGCAGGCGAATACCAGAAGGCCGCCGAGGTTCTCTGGCTCGGTCTCAAACTCGCCTGGGTGACTGGCGTCGACGCCTTGAATCAAGAATGGCTCGTTTGGAAACACGCATTTCTCGAGGTCTTCGACTCTGCGGCGACCTACGTTGCCAAGAAATGGGCCAAACTACAAAACACGCTGTCGAAAGGGATCGTCAGTGCGATGGCGTTTTTCGATGCGACGATCAACGTCGACAACGTAAACGCGGAACTTGACGCGATGCTCCAGCAGCAATTGGCGACGACAGACACCGCCGCCGCGAATCGACAGAAGGAAAGAGATTCGCAATTTGCCAGCAACGTCGGTCGAGTCAATAACGATCTGGCAGCCGCACGAGCCGCGCTGGCCATGTCGGTCGGTGAGGCCGCCGCACTGGATCCGACGGTCCCCGAGGCCGTGACCAATGCACAAGCAGCACTCACGACACAACTTGAGGGCGTTTCGGTGAACGTCGCCGCCGCAACCAAAACGACCGGGGCACAACCGCAGGACGTCAGAACCGTGGGAGGTGCCGCACAACTCACGAGCCTCATAAACAGAACGGGCGAAGTCTCACGCCGACAGCTCAACGCACTGCTGGAGATCGCTCGCAACACTTCAACGGGGTTCGCTCCCCAGGTGGTCAATCTCTGATGGCTGTTTCATGGGTCAAAGAACTTCGCCGCTATGACTGGCAGGAAGACGCCGACGGGAACGAGACGGCTGTCATCGAGTACGAAATATTTGTTGACGATTACACGACAACGATCAGCACAATTCTGGCTCATGCGAGCGTCCCGGATCGCCGTTCCGCTCATCCCGAGAACGCAAACGCCTTTTGTACGGGGCGATCGCTCAAGGCCGCCTCAGACTTTGACGATCTGCTCACACTTACCGCTACATTCTCGACAAAACCGATCAGCCAGCAGGATAACGAGGATCCGCTCAATCGACTTGTGAAGGGTGGAATGCGGTCTGCGTCGCAAGAGGTTCCAGCCTATTACGACGCTTTCGGCAATCCTCTGGTGAACGACGCCGGCGACCTGTTTGAGGGACTGACGAAAAAGCAACGCCTGCGACAAATCAACGTCACCGCAAACTATGCCGCAATCCCGAACTATCTTTTCGACCTCGCCGAAACGATCAACGATTCGGCGGTGACAATTCACGGCAAGACATATCCCGCCGGAACGTGCTATCTGTCGAACGTTCAAATGCCGGACGAGCCAACGAAAAGCAAGGACGGCGTCGAATATTGGCCAATTACCTATGACGTCGAGGTCAACCCCTCCGGCTATTTTATTATTCTGCCGAACAAGGGGTTCCACGAGCTGGTTTATCAGGCCCGCTCGACATCGACCATCCCGCAGCCCG